TGATTTCAAGCTGATGGATGACCACACAAATGACTTCCAAAACTTTGTGAGCAAGGTGTCTGCTGATGATTCTCCTCGCATCTCAGCGCTTGAAACAACTCTCGGATACCTAATCCATACCTACAAGGATAAAACCGACCAAAAGGCAATCATTTTCAATGACCAAGAGATTGATGACAACCCGAATGGAGGCTCAGGTAAGTCACTCATGTTGACTGCCATCGGCAATCTGCGCAAAATTGTCAAGATTGATGGCAAGAGCTTCAATCCAAGCAAGTCAGACTTCGTATATCAGCGAGTCAACCTGGATACTCAGATACTTGCATTCGATGATGTGAGAAGGAACTTCGACTTTGAGCAGCTGTTCAGCCTTATCACTGAGGGAATCACTGTCAACCGCAAAAACAAGGATGAAATCTTCATTCCTTTTGATCGCAGTCCCAAGATTGTTATCACCACCAACTATGTCATCAGTGGTGCTGGGTCATCACATGACAGGAGACGGCACGAGCTTGAGTTCTTTCAGTACTTCCATTCCAAGCGCAGTCCACTTGATGAGTATGGTCGATTGCTATTCGACTCATGGGGTGAGAGTGATTGGCTCAGGTTTGACAACTACATGATTGGATGCCTTCAGAATTACCTTCAATTTGGATTGGTCAAATCAATCAGCATCAACGCAGATGCCAAGCGATTCATCCAAGCAACGTGCAAGGACTTCTTTGATTGGGTTGAGGAGGGCAATCTTCCTGTATCAGTTTACCACTACAATTCAGCAAAGCTCCAAGAGTTTACATCTGAGTTCACAGGATTCAAAGACCTGGAACCTCGCAGATTCCTCAAATGGGTGCAGTCGTATGCTGATTTCAAAGGATTGACATTGACCAAGGGAAGGAACCACAACGGCAGATACTTCGAACTCGAAGGAGAACAGTCAACCCCACCGACTGATGGTGATGTGTGGGATGAGTTAAACAATAAAGCGAAAGAACTATGACAAGACAAGAACGACAAATCCTCAAGGACCTCCAGCTTCAATACAAGATGGTAAAGTACCCAACGATGAAGCCTGAGATGATATCACTGAATCACTGGAATGACAACTCAGCGAATGAGCTGACCAAGTCGGTGATTGCATTCCTTCAGTTTAATGGTTGCCAAGCTGAGCGCATCAACACGATGGGTGTGTATCGCAAAAAGTACCGCACTGATGGTGTTGCCATTGGTGGGCAGTGGACCAAGGGAACCGGAACACCAGGTTCAGCAGATATCTCAGCCACGATCAAGGGGAGGTCAGTCAAGATTGAGGTCAAATATGGCAAGGACAGGCAATCTCAAGCACAAAAGGACTATCAGAAAGCCATCGAAGAGGCTGGTGGCACATACATAATCGTGAAAACTTTTGCAGATATGCTGAAATTTTACAATGAGTTCACACAAGTAATCAAATAAATGTGTATTTTTACAATAAATTCTAACAATTATGACAACAACAAGGAAAAAAACCGAGGAGGCAGAGATGCCAACCCTCAACATTTGGCAGAAGCTACACGCTGCCAAGCAGCAAATTGGCAAGGTGTCCAAGAATGCAACGAATCCACACTTCAAAAAGAGTTACGCTGATATCAATGCGCTGCTCACAACGGTGGAGCCAATACTTCACGAGCATGGACTGCTATTGTTGCAGCCTGTGGTTGGCAATGATGTGGTGACTCGAATCATCGACATCGAATCAGGTGAACACATCGAGTCATTCATGAGTTTGCCGCCAATGGTGGACCCTCAAAAATCATTGGCAGCTGTTACCTACTTCAGACGAGGTACTTTGCAGTCACTTCTCTCACTTCAAGCAGTGGATGATGATGGGAACTCAGCAACTCATGCAGCAACATCAAAACCAAAGTTAACTAATGAGCGATTTGAAAGCGCAGTCTCATCGATTGAAGCTGGAAAGTACACAGCAGAGCAGTTGGTTGCCAACTACGCACTCACTGAAGTTCAACTCAAAGCTCTCGCTCTATGAAATGGCATCCATCGCAAATCGGAAAGCTGATGACCAACGGAAGGGGGAAGTCAGAGATGGGAGAAACCGCCAAGAGTTATATCAGACAGTGTGCGAAGGAGGACTTCTACAACTACACTACCGAGTTGAACAACAAGTACATCTTCAAAGGTAGGGAGCAAGAACTCGAGTCAATCTCCCTACTCAATGCAGTTCGATTCACTGACTACAAAAAGAATGAGACAACAGTCGAGAATGACTATCTCATCGGCACAGCTGATATCGTACTGGAGGACAAAATCATAGATATCAAGACATCTTGGTCGCTCGATACGTTTTCAGCCACAGCTGATGAGGGATACAATTCAGCGTATGAGTGGCAGCTAAGAGCATACATGATGTTGTATAATCGTGGTATGGCTGAACTCGTGTACTGCATGGTCACCACTTGGGATGAGTACCTGAACGAATGGGAGAACCTTCAGCTGCACCGAGTTGACCACATTGACCCTGAGAAGAGAATAACTGTCCTATGGTGGGACCGAGATGAGGATAAAGAGATTCAGATGATTGAGCGATTGAAACAAGCATCTGAGTACTATGATGAGTATTATCAACAATTAGTAAATAAATAACCCAAGAACATGGAAGAGTTAAAAGTAAAAGGCACAATTCACCTCATCGGTGAAGCCAAACAAGTAAGTGAGAAGATGAACCTCAAAGAGTTTGTTCTATCAATCGGAGACAAGTATCCTCAGTTGGTACAGTTCCAAGCAGTCAATGAGCGAGTGAAGTTCCTTGATGGAGCCAAAGTCGGTCAGGAGTGTGAGGTGAAGTTTGACCTCAGAGGTCGTGAGTACAATGGCAAGTACTATGTGTCATTGAACGCATGGGACATCCGAATCGCATCAGCATCACCAGCATCAAAACCTATCACTGATGAAATCGATGACGATCTACCTTTCTGAGGGTGAGAACATCAGGGAGTTCATCCAGCGTGAGTTGGACTCCCTTCTCGTCAAGAGGTACAAGATGACTCACATGGCTGAGGATATGAAAGTGAATTACTCGATGCTGTACCGCTTTATGAATGGCAAGTCAGTGAGTGAGGAGTTCTATATTCAAGCATTCAAATATCTAATGAAATGAAGTACTTTATCGCCTATATTGGAACACAAAATGACAACCTTGACAAGTTGGTTGCAAGAGTTCACGACCTTTTTGAGATGATGCCTAATGTAAGTACTTGCATTGTGCTGACTGTATCAGATGAGGTACACATCTCTGAGGTGAGTGCTGATGAGTTTTATGCGCAATATGCAAGTTTGAACTGATGGAAAAGCAAATCAAAGACCCAATCCTTCTTAAAGTACTTGCCAAGTATTATGAGCGCAGTGAGAGAGGCATCGAGAAGTATGGTCGCACTCTTGATCGTGATGACATTGACTTGATGGGATGGTTGAATCATCTCCAGGAGGAGTTGATGGATGCCACGCTTTATATTGAAAAATTAAAACAAGACCTATGAAAATCACAATCGAATTTGACAACGAGCAAGACGCTATCTTAGCACTAAGTGCTGGTACTTGGTACAATACGATGTGGCAACTTGACCAAGAACTCAGAGGCATCGTGAAGCATGGATACATCGGAAACCTCGAGGCTACTGACTGCGAGATGGAAGTATATTCACAATGCCGAGAGATGCTGCAACAAGTAATGAACGACAACGACCTAACATTCAACGTATGAAACTAAACAAAGATGACCGCAGAGAGGAGATGGCAGCTATCGGCACAATGATACTGATGTCAGTCGTTAGTATTATTCTGATTATTTCTTTTATCTTTGAACTATGGAAGCACTAATCACAGGACTCGTTATCGGATGGCTCATCGCTAAGTTCGAACCTCTGCACTGGGTGATTGACTATGTATTCATTCAGTGGGTACCTCAATCTAAACTCGCTCAATACATTCACGCATCGTTTGGTTGCTGGAAATGTACCT